AATGAATGATGCTGCTGAGATGGGTCTTACAGCAAATAGCAGATTAGTGAGCGTTGAGAAGTCCAGAGAGGACCGTGAAGGGCTTCGGATGATATTTACCCTGCTACCTGATTACACATACTCTATAAGCCCTGCACCGGATCGCACAGAAGAGGTTGTTATAGACACTCCAAATAAACATACTCTTGATATATTGCGTTTGATGAGAACAGAAACTAAGCCTTGGTGCGTTAAAGATTTGGTAGACCACGATACTGTTGGTGGATCTCATAGAAAACGTGCCATAGTATATAGTTTGAATAAACTTGAAGATCAGAAATTGATTGAAGAGGTTGACGTTCCAAAAACTAAAAGTAAAGGAGGTAGACCATCTAAATTTTATAAAGCAGTTGGTAAGGAATTACCAAAGTCTTTTACGTCCCTCACGCGTGATATACCCCAAAATGATGTGTATAAACCTAATAATATAGATATTGGAACGGATTTGAACAACAATGATATTTGTAAAAACCCTAATTTTGTAAAAACCTCAGAAGATAATATAGGTTTATACAAAGAGGAGGTTAATACAAAACCGATTGTTGTTGAAAACTCTTCTACTGGAACGGAAAAGGGTTTATACACCGATGGGTCTGGGTATATAGAGGAAAACCAAAAATTCTGGGAGCAGTAATCGTTGAAAGAGTCTTTTATAAATGTCACTATTTATGAGGAAAAAAACCCCTCAGAAAATAGTCCACTGGCTACTGTGCGTTATACGGAATATGACAGGACAAGACGTAGAGTGGAGAGAGTAAATCAGGTCGAATATCACGATCCAGAATACTTCCATAGTCAGGTTTTACAGGCTGTTAGCTATGGACTTGATGTATCTATATGTACACGACTTAGTGTAAATACTTTACAAAAGAAGTTAAGCTACTGGACAAGATAATCTATTGTGCTACAATAACAGGGCATATTTACAGGTTCTTCCATGACCTCAACAATTACTAAACAAAAATATTCTGTTTATTATGGAGTATCAGAATTAAGAAGATTGCAGACAGCACACAGTCTTGCGTTTGATACAGAAACATTACAGCTACAGCCTGAAGAAGGTAAACTCCGACTAATTCAGTTGGGGTGTTTTTCTTCTAGAACCATAGTAGTTATTGACTGCTTTGAGTTAGAGCGTGGCGATTGGAACTATTTAGAAGAATTTTTCAGTAGTACCAATAGATACTGGCTGGCACACAACGCAGTATTTGATCTCGGCTGGTTACAGGAGCATGGCATATATCCAGAAGGATTTGTGCGTTGCAGTATGTTAGCCAGCAGATTACTTACAAATGGTATTCCACAGACTAAACATGGTCTTGATGCACTGGCTAAAAGACAACTAGATATGAATGTATCTAAGGAACAACAGAAGTCTGATTGGGGTGCTGAAGTACTATCTAAAGAACAGTTAATTTATGCTGCAAAAGATATTGAAGTACTACTTGAGTTAGATCATGTACTGGAGAGAAAGTTAAAAAATGCAAAGTTAGACAGAGCTTTTACTTTGGAATGTAGAGCACTTCCAGCGATGGCTCAAATGTGGCGAACAGGTCTACCTTGGAACAGAAAAGAACTGGATCAATGTCGTATTGATTATGAAGATGACATTAAAGAACTTGGTAATGAATTTATCAGAGAACTTGATAATGACTTACCACTTGGAAAAAAGCTGCCTAGAAATGAGGATGGCACGTTTAATCTTCGTGCGAAAGACCAGGGCTCAGTCAGATTAGGTACTAAACAGTACGCAGGATTTAATATAAAAAGTTCTAAGCAGTTATTAGAAAAACTTGAGTTAGTACTTGGTTATACACCAGTGAACAATGATGGTAAGCCTAGTGTTGCTAAAGATGCTTTGAAAAATTGTGCTGCTGATTCTCCTACGATCCAAACACTTATGACTTGGAAACGTAGAGAAAAACGTAGGCAAATGATAGAAAGCATACAGGATAAGATGTCAGACGATGGATTTGTTAGAGCATCTTATATGCAGTTAGGTGCAGATACAGGCAGAATGTCTAGTATTAAGCCTAATAATCAACAGATACCAAGAGATTCTGAGTTTAGACAATGTGTGCAAGCTCCCCAGGGTTGGAAGATAGTCGATGCTGACTTTTCACAGATGGAATTACGTCTTGCTGCTGCACTAGCTAAAGACAAGAACATGACTGCTGCATTTCAACGTGGAGAGGATTTGCACGACTATACGGCTGGACAAATGGGATGTGACAGACAGATTGCCAAGTCTGCTAACTTTGGTTTGCTTTATGGTGCTGGTGCTGAAGGTTTACGAAAATATGCTGGAAGCAGTGGTGTAATCATGTCTAATGATGAAGCTGTAAAGATTCGTGATAATTGGCTCACTACATATAACGGTATTCGGGATTGGCAAAGAGAGATGAATTATCTTTCACGATCCACCGAAGGGGATGAATGGCCTGAGACTAGAATTCCAGTATCTAATATGCGTAGATTCTTAAAGGGCGATCTTAATAGAACTACTGTCAGATGCAATACACCAATTCAAGGTGCTGGTGCTGCGATACTTAAGTGTGCGTTAGGTAATTTATGGGTCAAAGTCAAGGAAACAGGAGAAGATAAAGTAATGATTGCAGCAGCCGTTCACGATGAATTAATACTTCTTGTTAAAGAAGATTTAGCAGATGAGTGGGCTCAGATTCTTAAAACTACAATGGAAAAAGCGGAGGCAAAATGGTTGGGTAACGTACCAGCATTAGCTGAAGTATCTATTGGCGATAAATGGAGTGAAGTTCATTGAGCACACAGGATCGTATCAGTGCAGCTAAAAAACGCATTGAAGAATTAAAAATTTTAATTAAACACTGGACTAAAACAAATGATTGCAATTACCAGAGATGAAAACGGTTGGTACTTTTACAGCCACAAAAAACCAGACAGAGTACAATACTACAAAAACCTAGCAGATGTTATGCCTCATGCTTATGCAGAAGAACATAAGAGTAGACTTAATGAAGGATCTCTATAAAGAGATTCCGAAAGCCACTACTAAAGATATAGCTAGTATCATTGATTTTTTAAAAAGAGCTAGAGAAGTTCGTACAGGAAAGACTAAAAAACGTAAAGAAGCCAGAAAAAAGTATGTGGAAAGACAGCTTGATAAAGCCGATTTGCCTTTTTGGTGGTAGAGTAGTACAAGAATAATATTGTAAATGGCTCTAAAACACGGAAACAAAAGCTATTATCAGGTACTAATTGACCCAAATAGGGCGGAGCTTATAGAAAAACAAGCAGAAAAAGAAGGTATTCGTGGTACTGCATGGGTCAGGAAAGTGGCTTATGAAGCGTTACAACGTGAATTTCCTAGTTCAGAGTATAAAATTGCAGAAGCTAAAGATAAATTAATGTGGAGAGAATCGGTCCAGAGAAGAATTGAAGGTAGAAAAACTAAAGATTAGTTGTGCTATGAAAGATTACAAAGATTTGATAGAAAATTACCAGTGTCAGCTTGCAGAACTACAGAACAAGTTTTGGTTCGATAATTTGGATATGAAGGAATATTGTGTTAGGTATGATGCTATTAACAAAAGAATAAAAGAGTTAGAAAATGAAACGAGAAGAAACTCAAGCTGGAAAAAAATTAAAGTTTTTGCAGGAAAACAGAAAGAAAAACTTAGTAAGATTATTGCTAGATGTAGAGCTTCGTGGAGTAGATCATAAAATTTATATAACAACCGATTCAAGAGCAGACCTAACCGTTAATGATGGGGACTGGATTAACGACCACATAAGGACTGCTATAGTTAAACATAACTATGAAATCGCAAAAATACCGAGATTACAGGTTAAAGATTTCAGTATCAAGGAAATTAAGGAATATGAAAAAATTTTTTTACAGGATTAGCTGGTTTTTTGTCTCTGATTTCTTTAACTACAAGGTTAGCCTCTAGTTCCACCAGACGACCCAACATGGAAGCTATGAAAACATCTTGTTCCATTTGATGTCGTATAAGATGCGTACAATACCTTTTAATATTGTCCACATCATTACTCTTCATAATTTCTCTACATCTCATTTCAACCGATAGTTTTAACTCTGTAGGAGCTTCTTCTATATCAATGTTAAGAAATTTCTTGATGTTCATTTTACTGGAAATAATTTTTCTTCAATCATTTTGACGATTGCATCATCAACATCATTGTCAGATTTTGCAGCGAGATCTTTTAAAAGACTTAAAGCAGCTTTACGCAGTGACTCAGATTTACCAAATTTGATAAACAGACCAATTAAAAATTTAGACATAGTGTTTTATGTTCTTTCCCAAACATACCAAACATTAACGATTTCGGCCTTCTAATCTGCTTACGTCTTTTTCAAGTTGATTTACTCTACGAAATAATTCGATAATATCTTTTTCTCTTCTTCTACTGACATTAGATAAAACCATTACGAAAGCCGTTGCTGCCACTCCAATTAACACAGGATAGATCTCAGACATTGCTTTAAAGTATAATTATGCTTAGTATGACTAATAAATCCTAGTTATGACAGAAGAAATCAAAAAAAGTCCACTACAAAAACTTAAAGACAACATCACAGACAAAGAAGAGCAATTAGCCTTTATCTCAGTCGTAGTAAGGCTTGTTGTTGTTGCCTGGAGTGGATTTATAGTTTCTCTGAACTACATTTCAATTCCAGGGTATAGTAACGAACCAAAAGATATTACATTCCCTGCCAGTTTGCTTACGGGAGCATTGGCTTCATTTGGATTAGAGGGTGCAAAGAAAAGGGGAGATGGTACATATAAAAAAGAAGATAAACCACTGAACAAAAAAGAGGTGGAACAGTTATTAGCAACACAGTCTGGTAACTATCAAACCATTAGAATAGAGACACCCATTAAAATTCTTGGTGCGGAAGTTATTAACAAAAAGGAGGATAAAAAATGAAAAAACTTCTTCCCTTTTTATTTCTTATATCAACACCAGTTTGTGCTGATATAAAACAGGAATTTGTAACCTCTGCACAGATCACTGTAGATATGCCATATAGCGTTACCAATAAACTTGGAACGACTTATTCAATATCAGGAAACAACATCACTCCATCTGTAACTTCTGGTGGCTCTACAACTTCTGGTCAGATTGGTGGACTTAATGTTTCTAGTCTAACTTCTGGAGTTCCAGCTTTGATTCAAACTGACAAAGCTATTACAAGTGCTGGTTCTGCATTTTCTCTTACAGAATCCATCACTATGGGAGATGCCACACCATCTGCAATAACTCCTTCCAGTGGAATTGCTTCGATACCTCACTTATCTGGCCAAACAACGGTGGGAAGCGGAGGTACGGCTGGAAATCTTGCCCTAACGAGTTTAAGTAGCGGAGTTCATACCTGCACTGCTGGAGGATCAGGTACTAGCTGCGTTGGTTCTACTACTGTTCGTATTACGATTGACTAGACTTTGGCTGTTAGTTTTATTAGCATTACCTATAAGGACATTAGCCGTTCCTGTCGTTCCACAATTTCGTAGTGGTTCGAGTCAGACTTCTTCAACTTCTGAATCCGTAATAAATGAAACGATCACAAGTCATCAGTATCGTACAGGATATTCCTACTCCGCATCAGGACATAATATTGAAAGTGCCGATACAAACAGCTATATCAATCCCACCGCTACCACTCTTACAGAACAAACAGTTGGAGGTGTAAGTTTTAGTTGGACTTCGCCAAACTTAGATTCTGTTCCAAGATGGACAATAACAACTCCAGGATCAGCCTTTTCTCTTCAAGAAACTCTAATAACACCAGGATTAGATACAGTAACGACAATACAAAGAACAATAAATACAAGCACCACAGTAGAAACTACAACTACCTTTGGGCAGTAGCTTTATTTCTCTGTCCTACAAAAGTTCTAGCTAATACAACAGTTGCAAGTCCTAGCTCTAATGCTCAAGGTGTTGTAAATAATAATGCCACGATGATAACTCCGTCATCAATGCCTTCTTTCAGAATGAGTCAGGGTATTGTCTGTGCTTCTCCTAGTCTTACGATCACTCCATATGTAACCGACTCTCACACCTTTTCTTTACCTAGAGAAACTGTTACCAAACAGAATATTTATGACGAGAATACTGGAGCAATAAAGTATGTACAGGAAACTCCCAGATTTGAAAAAGAAAACTTTAATTTGAATTATGGTATATCTGCTCAGTTAAATATTCCATTAGGAAAATCTCCAGCACTTTGTCATAGGGCAACAGAAATTAATATTAAGAATCAGGAATTATTGTATAAAAAGACCAAATTAGAAATCAGTTTGCATAGGTTGAAAATATGTGCAGAACAAGCAAGATTAGGTGTTACTTTCAAGCCTAATACTCCTAGTGCTGTTACTTGTGAAGATGTTGTAGTTACAGTTCCACCAGGTCAAGTTATCCCACATACTCACGAATTAAAGTAGGCTAGATCGGAAGGGTTCCCATAACAGTTGCCTAATCTGTATAGTCCGCATCAGAGAGAGGTTGGCTGACCTAGTATTTCTCTAGGCATAACAACTCCGACCTAATAAATATATTATACATAAATTAAAGCAGTAGACAAGTACGGGTAAACTTGCCTACCTAGACACCCTATCCTTCGCCATGTTAAATAGGGTTTTTTTACTATAACAAGAAATTAGCAATAGAACGATCCCACAGAGCAGAGGCAGGAGATGTATCAGTCAGTCCGTTAGGATTAATTATCATTTAAGGACATAGATAATTTCAGTTCGAAGAACCTAACATACCATTCACAAAGCTTGATAAAGGGCCTATTGCTTATCTACTACATTAGCGTCTTTTTTCTTCTTTGTCAGCTTTTTTACTATCTGCTTTACTAATGGTTTTACTGCGTTAAGAAGAAGTGGACTACTGGCAGCGACCAAGCCAATAACAGCAGTAGATACAATAGTAGAAACTTCTGGAATGTACTGATCTTTAAATGGAACGTTTTCATAAACAGTTATACATTCAATCCCATCTTCTCCTCTTTTATGTGAAATAACACGTTCCAATCGTTTTTCGTTACGAAAATCTCCTACTCTTTGATCTGCTTTTCCAGGACAAGGTTCTAGTTCAATATCTTTATCTTTTGGTAGTTCTGGGATCTCTGGTTGCTTTGTCTCTGGTAAGGGTGGAGTTTCATTTGTAACAGGAACTTCTTCTGTAATGACCAAATTCTCAGGTGTATAGTCAAGAGGAATAAAACTAGGAAACGGAAAATCACACGTTGAATATACCCCATTAGGATCTTCCAATAACAAATTACGATTACCTGTATTTTTTATATCACGATGTTGATAAGTACAACCAGGAACATCAATATCAGGTGGTTTTGCTATCTCAATATAATGCTGGCTATAAGGTTCTGGAATCTCTGGAACGTATATTTCAGGAATATAAATTTCAGGTATTTCAGTCATAGGCATCTCTTGGTTTATATACTTCTACAAAACAATGACAGTTAGGACAAGAAAGATTAGTTACCATACTGTATTCAGCAGAAGAACAAGGATAATCTTCTTCATCCATACTATGATCTCCACCCCATATCAGTTCAAAACCACAATGCCAGCACTTCATTTTTTGAATGGTATTGATGGACCTGTTGTACTAGGTAAACCTTTGTCCAGTACTTTAGGCATCATTCCCTGAACATTACCTAATACTTCATTCATCAGTTTTGTTTTAAATTGTTCTGATGTTACATACTTATATCCAAAGTATCCTCCACCGATAACTGAAGTTACCATTAGGAATGAGACAATACTCAAAACATTAGCAATTTTTTGAAACATGATAAAATTTGCAATTATTAGAGCTATGTCAGTTATGACATTTGCTACATTACTGCTAATTATAGGTCTATCTCCTCTCTACGTCACGATGGGCTTAATGACAAGACAGATGCAAGAATCTAAGCGTTAGGGTCTGCTGGATATTGTGTCATGTTAGGTGTTACAACACCATCCTTTTCTGTTGAGCTATAAAGAGTAACTAAAGCTGCGGTATCTGCACAATCATCAATTTCAGTTTCCCTGGTCAGACAAGCAGTTCTAACACTTGTTCTATAAGTTTTAATTGCTGTGGGTATTGCTTTTGATGTCTCTGCTTTTCTTACAACGTACCAGTCATATCTGGCTAACAAACTACCAGCAGTTGTTTTTTCCTGTGCTTTTAATACAGATTTAACACCTTGTATTACCATCTGGCTGCCATCAGGGTTTTTCAATAACTTACCATCTGAATCTTTAGCATCTTCATCATCAAGTGCTTTTGCAGATCCATCGCCATTATAAAAACGTGAGTCATATACTGGATCGTCAGCAACCTCAGTGATGCCAAGATCTTTTTTCTCTTTTGCTGTTGATAGTCTTAACCAGTTAGCAGGATAATT